CCCTTTACGGGTGTTGTCTTGTACGAGTTTCAACGTACAAATCCTTAGAGAAATCGCGTTTCCCTGTTCGTTATTGACCATTTGTAAAGATGGTCTGGAATGTTGCAGAACATTCCCTTAGCACGAGGTCATTCCCGTGCACTAGTACCCTTCGTTCGAAGGGTAAATGTTCCTGTGAGGCAACTCACCGGGAACTTTTCGACTTCTGTAAGGAAGTCTTAGCCCCTTGCATTGCAAGGGACGATCCTGTCCCACAGATTAAGGTCTGTTGGGACGCTGAAAACCTTTGGGAGTCAAAACTCTCAAGGGACATTAGTGGGCTCGATAAACGAGTCCACTTTAACGAGCTGCCATCGATATGGCATGCTCAAAAAGTCCTCTATGAGGGGACGTATTGGTTCCGGAGATTAATCCGGAAAGATTCCACTGCGAGGTGGAATCCAAATGGCGTGGCAGTTTTGCGACTGCTCGCTGGACTCAGGTCTTTCTCAGGACCTGAAGGTGTTCACAATCTTGTGAACTATAAAGTATCCCGTTCAGGGGTACATAAGCTAAGATCAATCTTAGCTACAGTTGACGGGCTGGTCATGCAGCTCGTCTTAGGTTTCCCTACATGGGAAGTTATTCTGGATTGGTCCAGAATTGATCAGATAATCAATTGTCTGATTTGTCAGCTTTTACCTGACTACTTCCGGGATGAGATCCCGGAAAATCCTTCTGCTTACGAGAAGGTTAAGAAATTGCGTAAAGCAATTAAAGAACAGGGTTTTAACCCTGTTGGGAATATTAGTTCCATTGACATCCCGCGAGAGATGTCCTTTCTGAAAGTCATCACTGACTTCATGAGCGATAGGAAAACTCCTATCGATATGTATCGAGTTGCTCTATTGAGCCAAACTCGAGCTTCTGGGGTTCCCCCCAGATCTGTCTACCTGAAGACTCTTCAGGAGATAAAGGTGATTCTTACGGAACCACCAGATCCGTCCGTCTATGAACGGATGAAAGTCTATATCGCGGATGGTATAGACATGATTCATCAAGAGGTTGTTGAATCCATAGGTTCGGAGTCATCCTCCGAACGTTTCTGGTCTGTTGTTATTAACAAGGCCAAGATATCGCTAAGCGATAGTGGTGAGTTCTTCACGAACTCATCTTCAGGCGGGAAGCTAGAGGCAGCCCGCAATGTTCTGCGTGCAAATGCAGAAATACCAGAATTAAATCTGGAGACTGGTCTTCCGTCAGGGAAGATCTTACGGCCCGGGGAAAATGGAACAGGAGAATGCCTGTTCCACTGGGCCTGTGGACAGTTTGTCGATCGACAAACTGTATATGACAGAAATGTAATGTCTGTCAGAGTTTCCTTAGTTGCTGAACTAGGGAAATACCGTGCGATAACTGTATCGCACTTAGCGCATGCCATGCTTTTGCATGTAATGTCGCATATACTGCTAGAATATCTAGCAGTAATTCCGTCGTCTCGATCTGGTGTCGGGGCGGCTAATCACGCTTGGAATTTCTTCAAGCGTCTATCGCACAAAAATCCTGCTGCGAATTTTATCTTTGGTGACAAAGATATATTCTTGTTCTCCACAGATTGGGAACAAGCTACAAACTACTGTGATCACACAGTAGCACAGGCGATGATAAATCGCCTAGCTTACAATGTCGGAATGCCGACATGGTATAGGCAAACATCAATGTTTGCCCTATGTGCACCTCGACAAGTCGAGGAGCTAGATGAGGACAGAGTCCTCAGTCGCTACTTCACTACACGTGGAGAGCTTATGGGTGACCCAGTAGTAAAGGTCATCCTTCATTGCTACCATCTGGTAGCAAGATACTCTGCCCAAAGGCAGATAAGGTTGCTTCGCAACCCTTGAACCCAGTACAACCTGGGTTATCTTACTCTGTAAAGAGTAAAACCGCATTTTGCGGCCACACCTTCTCACGGAAGTGAGATGTCCCCTAGGGGAATCGTCAACCGAAAGGTGGAGCCATACG